CAAATCCCGCGACTACAACGCCTCAAAAAAAAGAAGCAGAAGATCTTTTAGTTATTTTAAATGATTTTTATAGCGGATATGAGCAAAATATAAAAGATGCCTGGAAAGAGCTAGCAGATATACAGTTTTGTCATCAAGAAAAGTTAGCTGATGAAGAAGCGAATCAAGGACCAATTGCTTTAGCGATAGATAAATTTCGTGGTGGTTTAGAAGAAAAAGATGCATTAATCAATTTACAATCGGGAATCGCTGATTTTGAAGATTTAGTAGACGAAACCGAAGCATTCCCAGAATCAAAATTAACATTCAAAGAACAATGTTATCTTTTGACAAATATATTTAATTTAGCCAAAATTAAAGAAGAAATTGATCACGGTTTGAATCCTTTTGTTTATCCTGGCTTTCCAATGAAACAACTATCTAGTGTTGCCAGTAAAGAAAATCGTACCGTTTTGGCTGTTGGTGAGCCTTTCGGTTTTATTAACCGATTGACACAAAGCCCGTCAAAGTCAGAATTTTTTGAAATCACCAATGCGCAACTATCAACGCTAATTCCAATGGTAAGGCTTTTTAAAGTTATAGAGAATACAGAAGAAAATGCAGAAGAATGTATAGAAGAAAAAGAAATAGAAATTATTTTTGACACTCATGATCTGCAAGGCGATATATCTAGAATGTTTTCATCAAATAAAGGAGTTCGAGGTATTGGTGTTGGATTAAAAAGCTTTAATTTCGCGTATGAAGCAGATAACCCATTCGCAATTAAAAAAAGCATCTCAGCAAAGCTGACGATTATTGCTAATTCTTTCTCAGAACTTTTGGTTGAGAGAAAAAGACCACAAAACAATAATGAACCTTTTACTTATATTGATCTGGCTTTAAAAACTGGAGGTACTGAAACAATCAAACTCAGCAGAGCGCAATCCGACGTAGCTATAAATAATTTAAATAAATTGAATTTTAGACTAAAAGCCGTTGTTGGCTGGCAAGTTCCAGTAGCTTCTAGAGGTTTGTTTTCTCAAGAGTTATTAGATGCTATATACGACTCAGCAATATCACTAAACTTAACTCCAACTGTTCATAGTTTTAATTTGGATGACAATGGAAAAGTTACATTTACCATTAATTATTTGGCATATGGCGAAGACTATTTTGATAATTCAAATTATAATATTTTTTCGAAAAAAGAAGTTGTAACAAGTCAAATAGAAAGAGCACTAAAAGTTAAAAAATTAGGCGCTGACTGTAATATCGATGAATATAATAAATTCAAAAACGATGATAGTACCGTTGCAGAAATAAAAAAAGAAAAGAAAGACGGATTAACTGATTTAATTACCAGATTAATAGCAACTGGAAAAGTATATACACTTCCGGTTACGCAACAAGATATTGATGTTTATAGGGCGGGAGGCGTATATACATTAGCAGCTAGATTACACGATAAAGCGAATTTACAAAGTAATATGACACCCATACCAGCAACCGGAGCGGCAGCAACTGAAATACAAGAGAACTTAACAGATTTATTGAATAAAGAAGAACAAGAGACTGTAGTGTTAGAGGATACTACTTCTTTTACAATGTCTTTCTTTTATGCATCTGATTTAATTGACGTTGTATTAGACGGAATAGGTCAAGCTTTAAAATTTGTTATAAATCCTCCTTTCACGCCGTCTAGTACAAGCTCTTTTGACCCTGCTGATTTTGCTCAGATTATAAAAGAGTATAAGCGTTTATATGAAAACTTTCATAAATTAAGAATTTTATTGGGGCCATTAGAAATATCAAAACCAGATTCATATGAAACTACTGTTATGAATATTGGCGACATACCAATATCTATGAAAAACTTTTTAGAGTTCTTGACAACTAAAATGCTCGCCAAAGAAAAAGCAGAATATTATTTAACTGCATTTTTAAATGACTTCTTTAATGAATTTATAGTAAACTTATTAAACAGGGATTTATGTTATGATGGCAGAGGGCGACAAAAACTTTTTCTTCATCAAAACGCAATAACAGAATACAGAAAAACAGCAACTGATGACGATTCTATAACAAAATACACAAAATCTTCTACATGTAATAAAACATTTCCTTTAGGTGGTGTAAACCCGA